TCACGCTTGATGTAAAGAGTCAATTCTCTGACAAGTTTACGTCTGCATCATCAACCGTTTTAGGGCAACAAACAATCAGCAATACTGATGCTGCCACCATAAACATTACAGGCTCACCCGAAGTGAAGAACATTCGAACTGTATTCAGGTTCGCTGGTTTCTCTGGTAATGAATCGGGTGTGTTTGTGAAAAATGGATCTGTTCTTAGTATAAGTGATGTTGTAATTGAGGGTGGAACAGGAATAAACTCTGTTGGTTCTGTTGAAGAATTGAGTTACGGATTCTATGCGTCTGATTCTGGTACGATTGCCCTCGGTGACAACGTTGCGGTTGTTGGGTTCAAATACGGTGCCGTTGCAGACAATGGTGGTGTGATCAACGCAAATGATTTGTTTGTCTCTGGATGCACCAACGCTGGTATTCTAGCGACCAACAACTCAACAGTTAGGGTTCGAGGCGCCGTCGTTAATGGCTGCGGATCTGGATTCTTAGCCAATGCTGGTGGTGTGATCACTGATAGAGACTTATTTGCAAACGAAGGTGTAAACTTGACGGCCGCAGCGGCTGATGCACACTGTTTTGCTGTCGGAAACAAAGTTGGTGTTTCGTCAACAAGGCTCGGTAAAGTTTCTCTAAGTGCCATCTCTGCACTCAATAAAGAAGATGGTTTCAAGGCGACACTTGATAGTAACCTGTTCGTCGAAGGTGGTGCTGCGTTGTTCAATGGTCCAACATCTGGTACGAATGCATCACAATTCTTTGCAGGATTCAAAGCAATCAACTCAAATGTTTCACACAGACACGAAGGAACAATTAGAGGGGCATCTGCACAAGGATTCACAAATGCATTCAACGATACAGACTACTTCTTGAAAGCACATTCACTTTTAGATTTTAGTGGCTCGACAGGCTCTGGTGGTATTTCAGCAGACTCTACGAGTTCATCATTTGAAGCGGGAGACATTAATGTATGATATTTTTCAAACATCACGAGGACAAAATCACAATCAATGATCAAGTTATTGATTTCTTTGTCTTTCTAAAATTAGAACCTGATTATGAGATGCCGACTAAGGCAAAAACAGTGACTTACATTCCTGGAAAACTTTATTCATGGAACGATGGCGAGACTGATTATAATCTTGGAACAACATGGCCACAAGGTGATAGATATATTTCAAGACTCGATGAATTTTTGATGCTGCAAAAAGAAGAGGATTTGGACAATCAAGACACAGAGAAACTTGTTCAAGATGAGAGAGAGAAAAGATTAGAGTATGATCGAAAAAGAAAACTAGAGTATCCCAAAATTGAAGAACTCGTCATTGCCATGTGGGAAAAACTAATTGAGAAGAAAACACTTGATGAATCTGGCGTGAAAGAAATACAAGCCGTTCGTGAAAAAATCAAAACAGATTATCCAAAGTCTGAAGAATTGAGATCAACTAAAAAATCTGCAAGGAAGAAAGTAAGAAGAAGAAATGGCTGAACCAACTACCAGACAAGAACTTATCGATCATTGTTTACGAAGACTCGGTAAACCTGTGGTTGATATAAACTTGGATGACGATCAAATCGAAGATCGGGTTGATGACGCACTACAGTATTTCGCTGAATATCACTACGATGGTATTGAAAAGGTTTATCTCAAACATCAAATAACACAAGATGATATTGACAATAGTTTTATTGATCTCACCGCAGTTGGCGGAGTGGACACGAGCAACCTAGTTGTGAGTGTCACAAAACTTTTTAGAATTCCTGGTGACACTATCAACATGTTTGATGTTCGTTATCAACTAGCACTCAACGATCTTTACACGTTCGGCTACCTAGACATTATTCATTACGATCAATACATGAGATATATGAATTTGGTGAATGATATGTTATCACCAGACAAAAGAATTCGTTATCATAATGTCACCAACAGACTACACATAGACACTGATATGGATGAGGAATTTGCTGTCGATGACTTTATTGTTATGGAGGCGTATCGAATTTTAGATCCCTCTACACATACAGAAATTTTCAAACAAAGACTTCTCAAAGACTATCTCACCGCACAACTCAAAAAACAATGGGGACAAAACCTAATAAAATTTGAAGGTGTTCAGTTACCAGGTGGCGTTTCTATAAATGGTAGAGCATTGTATGATGATGCGGTTCAAGAACTTGAAAAAATCGAAGAGATGGCAAGAGAAAGATTCGAGTTGCCTCCAGACTTTATAGTGGGGTAACATGGGAACGAATCACTTCTTTAACCATTTCAACAACAGCGATGAGCAAAGGCTGATCGAGGATCTCGTTGCCGAGATGATCAAGTATGGCGGCGTAGATTGCTTCTATATGCCAAGAACTCTTGTCAATGTTGATAACATTTTTGGTGAAGATCTGATTTCATCATTCAATGATGCATTTCCTCTAGAACTTTATATCTCATCTGTTGATGGTTTTGAGGGTGACGGTGACTTCATCGCTAAGTTTGGTCTAGAAACGAGAGATACTGTAAAGTTTGTTGTTTCGAAGCATCGGTTTACGCAAGAGACAGGACGTGAGAAACCACAAGAAGGTGATTTGATTTTTCTTCCTTTCAACAATGGTATTTTTGAAATCAAATTTGCTGAAGATGAAAAACCATTCTATCAGTTTGGCGAAAACTATGTGTTTGAATTATCCTGTGAACTGTTCTCACCATCACATGAGGATATGATTACTGGGATTGATGCGATTGATGATGTCATAGACGGTGAGCAATACACACTTACATTGTTCTTAGATTCACTTACAGGAAACTCTGCTGGATTCGCTAAGGGTGATACCGTCTATCAACCTATTGGTGGTGGCGCAACAGGAACAACAGACACATCTTCACCACAAGCCACCGTATTCAGTGTCTCTGGAACAGGTGCAACAACAACATCTCTGACTCTGATCGACACGAAAGGGTTCTGGAGATCTGGTCTTACAGGCACGAAAAACTTCTTTGTCACAACAGTTGATAACTCATCTTTCAGAGGAATCACAGGAACAGAGGACAGCATATCGATTACAGGACCGAACACATCAATCACAGCAGACTCGGACAATCAGTTTATTGAAGAAGAGGCACTCGGCTTCGTTGACTTTACTGATACAAACCCATTTGGTGAATTCTAATGTTTGGACAAAACAATATCTTTTATCACAATACTCTACGCAGAGCCGTCGCAAGTTTTGGTACAGTGTTCAACGACATTTATATGAAGAGATTTAATGCGGATGGCACAGAGAAAGAAAGATTCAAAGTGCCTCTGTCATATTCATCAAAACAAAAGTTTATTCAAAAGATCAAACCACAAAATGGTCAAATCAAAATGATTCTTCCTAGAATTGGATTTGAAATGACAAGTATGACATATGATCCCATTAGAAAAACAAACACTCTTCAGAAAAGATACAACTATCAAAGTGATACATCATTTTCATATCGCCACGAAAGAGTTCCTTATGACATAGAGTTTAGTTTGTATATCGCAACCAAAAACATTGATGATGGTTTGCAAATCATTGAACAAATTATTCCCTTTTTCACACCAGAGTTTACAATCACATTCGAGACAATTGATGGTATCGATGAAAAAACAGACATGCCTATTGTCCTAAATGGTGTGACGACCGAAGATAACTACGAGGGCACCATGGAAGAGGATCGTATGATCATTCACACTCTAACATTTACTGCGAAAGTTTTCTTTGCAGGTCCTGTCAAACGTTCTGGTATCATTCGCACAGCCATTGTTGACATTAACGAGTTATCAGATAAATATACTACAGCGGCAGGCACTACAAGTGGTCTGCTCGAAAAGATCACCGTTGGTCTAACGGACGGTGTGACATCTGGTATCGGACTCGATGCTGGCGCCACAGCACCTTACGTTATTACAATACAGAATTATCAAGTAGATGGAATCACCCAATAAAAATATCGAAAAAGCACTTGATCTACCACCTGATAGGGTAGTAAAAGAGATTGTGCAGAAAAAAGATGTTGCAAAATCTAGGTTTGAAAAAGGTGTTGACAAAGACTACAACAAAGTTCGTGACAATCTTTTCGATCTCTTAGATTCGAGCAAAGATGCCATTGAAGGAATCATGAGCGTTGCCATGGCGGGTGATCAACCAAGAGCCTATGAAGTCATCGCACAATTACTCAAGGTATCCTCTGACATCAACAAAGACATCATGGAAATTCATCGCAAGATGAAAGAGACATCAAAAACTGACGAGGTAAAGAGTGTAACCAACAATGCATTTTTTGTTGGTTCAACAAGTGACCTCGCAAAGATGATCGAAGATCAAACAAAAGGCGTAAAAAAGGTTTCAAGCAAGACAAAGGAAATTATA